CGATAGTGATAATGTCTTTAACACTGAAAAGTTTTATCAGTTGATTTTGTTGGATCAAGATATTTCGAGTGGATGGTATTGTACGGAAGACGGGCAAACGACTTCTGTTGCTCACTGGATGGAGGAGGATGACTTCCGCAATAATGGTGGAGTCATGAATCATGAAACCATTGAAACGATGTCACGTCGTAAGAAACCATTCACCTGTGATTACGTAGGATTTGGATGGTTGATTATCAAGTATGGAGTCTTTGAGAATAAGGATATGAAGTATCCTTGGTTTGCTCCGAAGATGCAAGTCTTTGAATCTGGAGAGGTTCAGGATATGTGTGGAGAAGATGTAAGTTTCTGTTTGGATGCAAAGGAAGCAGGCTTTGAAATCTGGTGCGATCCTCGTATCAGAGTTGGTCACGAAAAGACAAGGATTATTTGAGATGGCTAACGAATCTTACAATGTTTATCGTAAAGGGCGTAAGATTTACACAAACTTGACACAGGACGAATATTTCGATATTATGGAGGACCTGTCGATAGAGTTTTATCAGACAGGCTCTCCAAGTCCTGAAGACTTATACACTGAGATTATTAAGGAGGATTGATTATGGCTATGCGTAAAGGTGGCGGTTATGTGGAGGGTGCTCCAAAGAAAACTCGTCAAGGAGCAGGTATGAATACCAAATATGCCGCTACTTCTCGCAATAAAGCGAGGAAGAAGTATCGCGGACAAGGTAAGGGTTAAATAAGACAGTCATCTAAGTAAGAATGAGTTGTCTTATCACCAACCTACCCACGACAAAGGTATGGGTTCGTAAAGAATATCTTTGTGATCATAAGGATGGTTTTGGTGAATTCGTTGAGGGCGTTTGGGTATGTGCAAAAAGCATACCTGGACGCGCTTTTTATTTTGAGACGTACTTACCAGAGTATGCGGCAATGTATGATAAGTTGCCCATCAGCGCCTTTGTCTCGTCACCACAGACACCAGATCCTGATATGGATTTACCGAACCTACAGTTTTGGAACTGTATGGACTATCACGTCACAACGGTTTGTAAGCAGATCGTTGCATCAATGGAATGGGAAGTACGTACACGTCATTTTGGATCTATTAAGGGTGAATACATCTGTACTCTTGATAACTATCATGGTTCAATTGATGAAATTGACTGTTCTACCAGTGAAATACCTGACGAACACAAGTCATTTAACTTGATTGCCCTTGACAATGGTCAGTTTGCCTTGTATCCAAACAACAGATGTAGGGTCTATGACATCTCAATGACACCACAGGAAGCAAAAATACCCGATTTTAAGGTTTCGACTGAGTGGTATCAGGTTGAGAATGGCGTAAAATGGGGAAGACTTGGTGATTGCCACGATTATTTCTGGACAACACCCGAAGAACGGGAAAATAAATAGCAGTAAGGGATAGCAACCCCTCTAAAAGTTCTGTTTTTTTATAAAACAGGAGCTAAAATGGGTAATTCACCTGTCGATAGGAACAGAGAATACATGAGAGAGATGTGGGGAACCACTAAACTCGCCTCAGATTATGGTTCAATGCAACATAATGACAAAAAAAGAGTTCTAACAGAGGTAATGCACGATACTGCACCTCATCATGACCTTAAAAAACAAACAGAACTCCATGAAAAGATTCGTAATGATGAAGATTATGATGATTGGGAGTATGGTACGGAGCCAAACTACGGAAATCCTTGGACGTAAGTATAAATAATCCCAAGAAACCGTCTTACCAATGGCAAATACACGGGTATCAAGAGCATTTAAGGACATTAGTTTGTCTTTTGAACCACATCCCGTGACAAAAGACCTGCCTGTTCTTAAAAATGAGAATGCAATTCGTCGTTCTGTAAGAAACTTGGTCGAAACGATCCCAACTGAGAGGTTTTTCAACTCACTTTTGGGATCTGATGTCAGATCAAGTCTCTTCGACTTCGTTGATTTTGGTACTGCATCCGAAATTGAAGACCAAATACAGACAGCGATTGAAAATTTTGAACCAAGAGTGTCAAATTTGCGTGTTGAGGTCAATCCACAACCTGATGATAACACTTTTGAGGTCAATGTAATCTTTGATATCGTTGGACAAGACTTTCCTGCTCAAGAATTTACATTTTTACTAGAGGCAACAAGATAAGCAATGCCTTTTACTAAGTTTACCAACCTCGATTTTGACCAAATAAGGACCTCTATCAAAGATTATCTCCGTGCAAACTCAAATTTCACGGATTTTGACTTTGAGGGGTCTAATTTTTCAGTCTTAATCGACACGCTAGCGTATAATACCTATATTACGGCATTCAACTCAAACATGATTGTCAATGAATCCTTCTTGGATTCGGCAACGTTGAGAGAAAATGTCGTTTCTCTTGCAAGAAATATCGGTTACGTACCACGCTCTAGGAGCGCCGCTAAGGCAACTATAAGTTTTACCATACAAACAGACGCAGATACCCCAACAGTAACCTTAGACGCTGGTCTAGTATGCGTAGGATCTGCAAATCAGTCGAATTATATCTTCTCAGTCCCAGAAAGTGTAACAACAACTGTCAACTCTGGATCAGCAACATTTTCAGACTTGACAATCTATCAGGGAACGTATGTAAAAAATAGTTTTGTTGTTAATGGATCACTTGATCAGAGATTTATTCTCAATAACTCTTTCATTGATACCTCAACTATTGTTGTTAAGGTAAAAGGAACCAGTGATTCTGGTGAAGGTAAGGAATATTTGTTAGTTGATAATATTTTAAATCTGAATGCAAACTCTGAAATCTATATGATTCAGGAAGTTCAGGATGAGAAGTATGAACTCCTGTTTGGTGATGGATACTTTGGTAAGAAGTTAGAAGATGGTGCAGTGATTACTGTATCCTATGTCATTACTGATGGTAAGGATGGCAATGGTGCTTCTAATTTTGCATTCTCTGGAAGAATCTTAGATTCTTTGAATAACGTTGTTGTTCCAACCAACTCAATCACAATCACAACCGTCTCTGGTGCCTCTAATGGCGGCGATATAGAGAGTGTTGAGTCGATTAAGTACTTTGCCCCTAGGATCTATTCATCGCAGTATAGAGCGGTTACAGCGAGGGACTATGAGGCAATTATACAGATGATCTATCCTAACACAGAGTCAGTCTCTGTTGTTGGTGGTGAAGAGTTAGATCCACCACAGTTTGGTAATGTCATCATTAGCATCAAACCAAAGAATGGTGACTATGTTTCTGATTTTGATAAGAATACTATCCTTGCCAAACTCAAGAACTACTCACTTTCTGGCATCAACCAACAAATCATTGACCTGAAAGTTCTTTATGTTGAGGTTGATTCTGCAGTTTACTACAACAGTTCACAGGTTACCAATGTCAATGACCTTAAGACAAAGGTTACTGACACATTGAATACTTTTGCTGTTGCAAATATCAATAAGTTTGGTGGAAGATTTAAGTATAGTAAGTTGTGTCAGACGATTGATAACACTGACAATGCGATTACTTCTAATATCACAAGAGTTGTCATTAGAAGAAATCTGAAGACATTGATTAATCAGTCTGCTCAGTATGAACTCTGCTATGGTAATGCATTCCATTACAATACTGCAGGTTATAACATCAAGAGCACTGGATTCACTCTTGCTGGAAGATCCGGAACATTCTACTTCACTGACGTCCCAGGCGAAAATGGAATGGGCGTCCTTTCAATCGTTAAAGAATCCACCACAGGTGGAAAATATATTGTAGAAGTTAAGTCTGCTGGAACGATTGATTACACCAAGGGTGAGATTATTATCAACACAATAAATATCACTTCTACTACTGCTGCGAATAACGTTGTTGAGATTCAGGCATACCCAGAATCGAATGATGTCATTGGTCTCAAGGATCTCTATTTGAGCTTCTCGGTTGCTGATAGCAAGATAAATATGATTAAGGATACTATTACTTCTGGCGAACAGATATCCGGTGTCGGATATAAGACGACTTCTAGCTACTTAAACGGAGAACTAAAGAGGGTATAAGATGATAAAAACTGGATTTGAGACGAGGGTAAAAGTTCAGCAAATTATTGAGAACCAACTACCAGAGTTTTTACGTTCCGAAAGTCCTAAAGCAGTAGATTTTTTAAAGCAATATTATATTTCTCAAGAATATCAAGGTGGTCCTGCTGATCTGGCAGATAACCTTGATCAATACTTAAGGATTGATAATCTAACTCCAGAAGTAATCACTGGATCTACTACCCTCAGTGCTGGAATCAGTTCCACCTCCGACACTGTTCAGGTATCTTCTACTAAGGGATTTCCTGCCCAGTATGGTCTCTTCCAGATTGATAGTGAAGTATTCACCTATACAGGTATCACCACAAACTCTTTCACCGGTTGTGTCAGAGGATTTAGTGGTATCACCACTTATAGATCAATCTTAAATCCAGAAGAGTTAGTATTTGTTGAATCAAACCAGGCATCGCATACTTCTGGTGCCACTGTAAAGAATCTTAGTGCACAGTTTCTCAAAGAATTTTATAAGAAACTCAAGTATACATTTACCCCTGGATTAGAGGATGTAGACTTTGTATCTGATCTTGATGTCAATAACTTCATCAAAGAATCTAGATCTTTATATGAATCAAAAGGAACTGAAGAATCTTTCAAGATTCTGTTTAATGTATTATATGGCGTAACACCAAAGGTCGTTGACCTTGAAAACTATCTCACAAAACCATCTTCTGCAGAGTATCTGAGAAGAGAGATTGTAGTTGCAGAGAGAATCTCTGGTGATCCAAGCAAGTTGATTGGTCAGACAATCAAGAAGTCTTCAGATTCTACTACACAGGGATCTGTATCTGAGGTTGAAATCTTCACCAGAGCTGGTATTAGCACTTACTATAAACTTGGTCTCTTTGTTGGATATGATGACAAGGATCTGATTGAAGGAAACTTCACGATTCAACCAAAAGCAAGTGTAATCAATCAAGTTTCTGTTGGCGCTTCAGTAATCACTGTAGACTCAACAATCGGATTTCCTGATAGTGGAACTCTGATCTCTGGCGATAATACGATCACCTACACTGGTAAGACTGTAAACCAGTTTTTGGGTTGCAGTGGTGTTGATACTGCAATTGCTGTAAAGGGTGATGTAAGAACTGATGAGGTATTCTTTGGATATGAGAATGGAGATCTGACCAAGAAGGTTGAGATTCGTCTCACTGGCGTTCTTTCAGACTTCCAACAAATCACAGATATTAAGTTATCTACTGAAGGGCAAAAGATCTACGTCAAGAATGTTGGCGAAAAAATCACCAACCCTGATGTTGATAAGACATATAAGCAACTGTTTGCAAACTCTTGGATCTATAACACCAGTTCAAGATACTTTGTAGATAATATCAGTGGATCTAACTTCACACTCAAGTCTGATATTGACAAGTCGAGTTTGAGAGTTGGTGATACTGTAGATATTTTAGTAGGATCCACAGAAACTGTTTCTCATACTGGAGCAACGGTAGCATCTATTTCTGGGAAGCAGATTACCTTAAACAATCTCATTGGTTTTACTGCAGACTCATCTTTAGATTATTCTATCAGAAGAA